TAATTTTTTTTTTTATTTTTTTTTTTAATTTTTTTTAAATTTTTTTTAATTTTTTTTTCAATTTTTTTTTTAATTTTTTTTTATTTTTTTTTATTTTTTTACAAACGTTTCTTGGATTTTTTTAGATTTTTTTAGATTTTTTTTAGATTTTTTTTTGATTTTTTTTAAATTTTTTTAAAACTTTTTGAATTTTTCTAGTTTTTTTAGTTTTGTTTAAATTTGAAATTTCCATAGAAATTATTGTCCATAGAAATTTATTTTGAGAATCAGTTATTTCGGAGAATAGAGCCTAATATAATATGATATATATAAATCAATATAAAAGTAATAACACATTTATATGATATCAAAACCTCAAATGAAGAACGCACCTCCACCTAGTCCTCAACCACGTTCAATTAAATCACCCGAGCAAGCACCCACATCTTCTATTAAATCTTCTGTAGTAACGGGTTTTGGACATGGTATTGGAATGAGTATCGCAAGTACTATGGTAAGAAGTATTTTTCCCATTAATAATGAACATGTCCCCAAAGTAATAGATAAATGTAGAGATTTAGAATGTGAATTTGACAAATGTTTTAAAGATAAGGATTCAGAAAATTGTTATGAAATAGTACGCAAATACAAACAATGTTTGATTAAAAATAATTGTTCGTGGTAATATATTTGTCTATTTGTCTCCAGAAACACTATCGTCTATTATTTTATTAATTTGTATTAGATTATCTAATTTATTTACGATATGTTGTAATTTATTTAATTCAGTGAAATAATTTGGCATATAGTTAAAGCCATTTATGCCACACATATCTTCGGAACTCCTAGAATCAATACAACTCCAATGATCATCTTCATATTCATTACGTAATTCACTAACAAAAGTATTATCTTCATCTAAAGGCTTTACATATGCTCCACATAATTCACTTATCACACTATAATCATTCTTTACTCTTACAATTCTATAATACTGACAGTCTTTACAAAATTTCGAATATCCTTTACAAAAAAAAGATAAAAAAACGATTTGATGAAACAAATGCATTACTAGTTATATTGTTAAATCTCTATATTGTAATTTTTTTTGTTTAAATAAAAAAATAACAACATAAAAAAATATGTTGTTATAACTATCATTGCATCATAGTCACAATTTTTATGAAAATAATCTCAATAACCTTATATTTTTTGTTTGTATATTGGAGAAATTATTGTTCAATCATACAAATCAAAACGTATTATGAAAACTCAGAACTAAAAAAAATATCGAATATTGCTTACAATAAATATTTATTAATGGATACGGATTGTTTTAAAAATGAAAAAATAAATCGTTCCAAAATCTATGATGTATTAAATATCATACCAACAAAAAACAAATTATTCATTGAAAATATATTAGCCTTAAAATATTGTTTATCTGAATCATCATCATTCATTGAAAATATATCTAACTCAATCTCTAAAAATACTTTGAATTCGGATATGATACGTCAAAGTTTTAAAATAGAACAAAATAATCAAATTATTGTATATGGTAATACTCGTGGTAATCAAATTGCTGATAAATTTGATTTAATGCCCTTTAATTTGAAAGAATCTTACTTAATATCAACTTTGTCGAAAATGTCTGAAAAAAATAAAAATACCTTTAATATACACAATATTGTCGATTTTTATGATAATGTTCCACCTCTCAAAAACAAAACAACACTACAATACATTTTTACTTTTTTGGATAACATATCTAATGAAAGTGATGTCATAAAATCACTCAAAAAGGGTTATTATATCATAAATATAGTTGAAAGTATTAATATAGAATTAATGACACGTTTAAATAGATTAATGTTTAATGTGAAAGATAGTCAAAATAAAATTGAATATTTGATTAAACAAATAACAATGGAATCAACTTTTCTTTTTGTATTAATTTCAAATTATCTATATTTTTTGATTTGTTCTCTATTGATTATTGTTTCTTGGTGTTTCATCCTTTTGAAGACCAAGAAATTATAATATTCAAAATTTAGTTATATGGTATATAAGATGAATTCCTATTTAAAGAGAAAAAATAATCAAACGCGAAGAAAAAAGGGTGGTACACATAAATTAGGATTTTTAACAAAACTAAGATATCCTTTAGTAATACCTTTAGAAAAAATGTCTATCCTATAGAATGACATTGGGAGAGTAGAGCTTAATATAATCCCTTGCATTTCAATATATGTTATTATACTTCATGGTTGTACGTTATTGGTGATGGTATATCATCAACTACGACACATATTAACATATCAATGGGAACAAGTTTATCAAGCATATTTTTATCTAATAATGTGCTTTTTTCAAACAATTCACAATACAATTGATATTTTTCATCTAAAAATTTTTTCATTTCTACTCCTCTATTCTCTCGACTTAGAGATAATAGTCTAAATATGTCGATAGATAAAATGTAGAAATCTTTACTTGACGATAATTCCATTTCCATAATGTTCTGAACATCATTAAACAATTCAATAGAGACAATAATACCTGTTGTTAACGAAATTCCACAAGTAATCAATGAGATATATCCTTGTTGCATATATGGCTGAAGACCGACAGAAGCAAATACATTCATTGCTGAAAAGATGATTGCAGGAACACGATAATATTTTATCGTACTTTTTAAAGTAACGTAATTTTGTTTATGTGCATCGGACAAAATTATACAGTTTTCTCTTATCTTATCCAAAACTATTTCAATATCTTTCATTATATTATATTACATTTTATTTATTTACTCTTATTATCCATCTGTGCATCCCATAAAAATCATTCTTGGTAAAAAAAAAATAATTGTAATATATGGTCTCTTCTAATATATATTGTATTCATTATAAAAAATTGATTACATTAATCAATAAAATATAATAAGATTAAACAAATAACAATGAGTTTATATAAACTACGTGATTGGATTCCATTCGATAAATTGAATTGGTCTCAATTATCTTCTAATACGAATGCGATTCATTTATTGGAGAAGAATCTGGATAAATTGAATTGGTCTCAATTATCTTCTAATACGAATGCGATTCATTTATTGGAGAAGAATCTGGATAAAGTGGATTGGTGGTATTTATCTTCTAATACGAATGCGATTCATTTATTGGAGAAGAATCTGGATAAAGTGGATTGGTGGTATTTATCTTGGAATCAGAATGCGATTTCTATATTGGAGAATAATCTTGATAAGGTAGATTGGAAATGTTTATCTTGGAATCAGAATGCGATTCATATATTGGAGAATAATCTTGATAAGGTAGATTGGTGTCATTTATCCGTAAATCCGAACGCGATTCATATATTGGAGAATAATCTTGATAAGGTAGATTGGAATGGTTTATCCTCTAATCCGAATGCCATTCATATTTTAGAGAATAATCTAGATAAAGTGTATTGGTTTTGGTTATCTAAAAATCCGAATGCGATTCATATGTTGGAGAAAAATCTAGATAAGATAGATTGGGTAAATTTATCCAGAAATCCGAATGCAATACATTTATTGGAGAAGAATCTGGATAAAGTAGATTGGGATTGGTTATCTATGAATCCGAATGCCATACATATTTTGGAGAAGAATCCAGATAAAGTAGATTGGAACTATTTATCCAGAAATCTGAATGCGATTCATATTTTGGAGAAAAATCTGGGTAGGGTGGATTGGAAATGTTTATCTAAAAATCCGAATGCGATTCATATTTTGGAGAAAAATCTGGGTAGGGTGGATTGGAAATGTTTATCTCAAAATCCGAGTATTTTCGAATTGGATATGAATTTCATCAAATCTCGTATGGATATAATACGCGAGGAATTGATTCAGAAAGTATTACATCCCAATAGAGTTATGCGATTTTATTTGGATTATGAATACAACATCCTAGAAGATGAGATGATAGAGATGGATGAGGATTTATAGAGATGATATAATTGTATATTTTTATATGATAATTCGATTTGATATTAAAATATATTATAAGTATATAAAATGGCAAAGAGAAGTAGATGCTCGAATGGATCACGTAAAAATAAATCTGGAAACTGTAGACAAAATTCATCCTCATTTGGATTAAGAAAACTCTACTCATCGCGTTGTAAGAACGGGTTTAGGAAAGTAAGATCCGGTTCAAAGAAAGGAACTTGTAAAGCAAAAAGACAAGTATACTAAGTAGTCTTAAGGGTAAAAAACCAAAGTATGTATAACCTAGAAAATAACCCCGTCATTATTTGACAGACTTTTTACAACTGTCATATTCTTTCATATGTCTGTCATAATTTCTTTCATATTTTCGTTTTTTATAAGTCAAATAAAATGCGAAAAATAAATTATACATCATTACTATTATTTAACATTATAAATATGTTTTATTACCATTTTGTTTTTCTTACCGTAATTTGTCCTTTTTTTTTATCTTTATTTGGGTCATATTCTTCTTCGTCATCCGAACCAAGATCTTTAGATAAATCCCAAAATTCTTTCGCACCTATCTTAAAATTACCTCTTTGTTCAGCCTTATACCAAAAAATCTGATCTTGTAATTTATTCGATTTTGAATTATTATTAATCACTAAACATTCATAATTCTCTGTACAATTATCCAACACAGAACAAAATGCCTCAAATGTCGGAAACATGGAAGCGTAATTTACATATATACGTTTTCTATTACCTCCAATATTTTCACGCAAAATAAAAACGTAATCTATATTGGTGCGCAAATTTGGAGGGATTCCTAAAGGATATTGCATTGTGATCACTAAAAATACCTTCCAATGTCTTCCGTTCATAAATAGGAGACGCATTAATTTATCTCGAGTCCATTTGTCATCATAAAGACAATCATCCAAAATAACAAATGTTCTTGGGTCTATGGTGGTTTTTTTATACGTTTGAGTTTCTTTTACCACTTGTTTTAGGACCGCTTTTTGACGACGCAGTATATTTTCAATAATAACTGAATTATATTCATCATGGATGAAAAGTTTGGGGACAATACTGGCATAAAATCCATTTCCCGCTTCCGTTCCAGAAATAACTGTGCCTATAGGAATATCTTGGTGGTGATAAAGTAAATCACGTACTAATACGGATTTACCGGTGTCTCTACGACCGATCATGACAATTACAGGACCTTTATTCTCGTCTGGTCTAAATGTAATAGACCTCATGTCAAATTTTTTGAGTTCTAACGTCATATATAATTGGAATTATTTTTTTTTGAAATTTTATAACGTATAATTCTTCTAAATTATATGGTATTTATAGGGAGTTTTATTTCATTATTTATTAAAAAGACAAAAAAATGAATAATAATTTTTGTATTCGCTTCTCAAAAGTAAAAACAAAAGAACAATATAAAGAACTAACGCTATAAAG